TTTGAATGCTTCAGCCCAGCATTAGCTTATCAACGTGGGCGGAATGATCCGCACACCGAAAATATTCCTCAAGCTCCAACTGCTCGGTAATGGACATGCCAAAAGTCGAGTAGAATGAAGCCCGGGTATCTTCAGTGATCGGGAAGGCTCTCGGGTGTCGGGCGAACGGCTCTAGCTTGCGTCGGTCTAATGACCAATCCGACAGCTTCGCTGGCTTCTCGCCCCGTCCATGACGACGGAGATACAATGCGTATTCCTGTAACACCGGAATGCCCCCGAAAACGGCGAGCTCCGCCTCGCCCCACGCCGTCAGATATTTTAACCAGCCTCTCCCAGCGTAGCGCCTGACCGAATATACACCTCGGCTTAGCACGCGAATTGGATCACGCACCGCCCGGTAACGTCCGGCCACTTTCACCACGCCGCACTGGCAAAACCTAACGTCAGTGATGTCATTAACTACCTCAACCTTCGTGTCCATGCCTGCTCGCTCGAAGAACCTAAAATCCAATTTGCCCATGTCCTTTGCGGACAAGGCTACAACTGAATCATCGCCATCCAACAACACTTCAGCATCAATGCCATCGAGAAAGGCATGAAGTATCATGAAGTTGACGAGGGAATCCCCGAGTGACGTATTATACTCGCCTGACATCTTCCTCCCTTCGCAAGTATATACGGTGCCGTATTTTGAACGGCATCTATTTGATAATTGGACACGTAGGAGCCTCGCTAAATCTGGATCACGGCAGAGCGCATTATAAACGGCATGCTCTGCACGTAGCCAGGGGGTGGTCATATGCGCGTCGAACTTTGAATGGTCAATATTCAACCACACTGTGTCCACCCACCGATCCATGCGGCCCAGCCTCTCCCCCCGCTCAAAGGTGTTGAGTCCTTTGGCGAAGATGGGTTCCTGAATGAGGCGGAACACACATTTCTCAACTGGCATCAAGAATCTAGCGATCGAAGCGGTATATCGTGGATTGCGGAATTGTATAGCTCGAGGGGCCTTCTCACCGATCTTTTCGAGCGGCCACTTCTCAAACTTCACGAACATCGCTACCCGGTTATCCTTAGGTTGCAATGGCAAACGCGTTAGGCTCTCGAACGCGTTACCATACCGCCTCTTCAGCCGACTTTCCTTGTGGGCTAAGACCTTCTCAGGACTCCAAGGGTCGACCTGCCCAAGATAATGCGACAGCTCAAGATCGGGATGGGCCCAGAGGAGCTCCAAACCCCGTTTGACAACTGCCGGCTCAGGTTCTTGAACGTCGATAATGTGACGACTTACTAGGGCTGCACGCTCATTTAGAGAACAGCCCTCATAAGCGACCTGAACTTCGAAGTCTTTCACAGGTGGTGATGGTAGCACCTGATAGACTCTCTT